GCAGCACTTCTCTGCGTTATTACGAGACCCAGTAGGCGGTAGCTATGTTAATCTGCTGGATGTTGGGCAACGCGCAGATATTTACATGCGGGTTGCTGACTTAGTAACAGGGCAGGTTAAACGGGATGCTGCTACTGAGGGTGCTTCTCAAGTGTATGCTATGCTATGGCAGTCTATTCCGATCACCCGTGCCCTAGCTAAAAAACCTGTTATGACTTATGTGTATGGTGCCACCCAGCGGGGTGCAGCGGATAGTGTATTTGATTACTTGATTGAACTGGACTGGAAGCATCCTGATATATCTACTAATCGCATGGCACAGTACATGGCTAGATTGCTATTTAAGGCCATTGAGGATACTGTACCCGCAGCAGCAGAGACTATGCGTTGGTTGCGCAGTTTAGTGAAGCTATGTAAAAAAGATGCCCCAATTCAATGGGATACACCCATAGGGTTCCCGGTGAACCATGACTACCGCAACATATCTGAGACCCGTATTAGAGTGCGTAGTTGTGGAGTTCAGTACGTCGTGGCCTACGAGGATCTGGACTCCTGTAATACCCGTAGAATGCAAAACGCTATCAGCCCTAATTTTATCCATAGTTTAGACGCCAGCCACTTAGTGTTGACTGTTCTAGCTATGCAAGCGGAAGGCTGCAATATCGTTACAATTCACGACTCATTCGGCACACATCCCAGCGATGTAGATACTTTACTACACTGTACCAAAGAAGCATTTATCAAGCTGTACACGGAAAATAATGTACTACAGAACTTGTTAGATGATTTAGGTATAGAAACAGAGTTACCTAGCACTGGGAACCTAGACCTTAACCAAGTCCGTAATTCCCCGTTTTTCTTTTCTTAGCATTGTCACTCGGAGTGGAAGAAGTGAAAGATACTAATATAGTATTTAGTAAAGAGCAATTAGAGTACTTAAATAGTAAGTACCATAATATACTCAGCAGTGAAGTAAGACCTAACAGTAGTACCAATGAGATTATGTACAATGCTGGTGTTAAGGTAGTGCTTAAAGATATAGCTGAGCGTACTGACAAATTTAGGGGTACTCCCCCGAGGGGGTAATATGGGTTGGTCTCAAAAACTAGGCTTAAACAAGGCTAAAAAGCAACTTAAACGTAGTGCATCACAGCTATCAAATACATTGGGTATTGATAGCGTACTGCATGGTACTGGTTTAGATAAAGTTGGAGCAGAAGTAAATAGAGCCTTAGAGAATACTCAAAACCTACTTGGTTTAAACAAGGTAGGGGAACAGCTTACTAAGGCGTCTACCACTACCGCTAATATCTATGATAAGGCTGCAGGGGTGGCAGATAAGATATTAGGCCCTACTTTAGGCGGGTTACTAATCGGTAATCCAATAACGGACAAGATTGGGCTAACTGAACTTCGGCCTACTGCAGAAGGGGGTATAGTACGGAATCCACTACCAACCACACAAACCCCTACCGATATTATTGATACACAGCAGAAAGCAGCGCTGGATGCACTTGCTAAACTAAACCTAGATAATGCACCGGATGTGTTAGCTGGGGGTACTTCTCAAGTACTATTTGGTAAGAAGAAGCGTAAGGCGGTAGCAGCAACCCCTGCGATAGCTACTCAGTTGGGGCTATAACATGCAAAAGACTACAGCATCTTTATGGAATGAGTACTCGGATAGTGCTGTAGTGCAGCGTGCCCAGCACTTCGCAAACTACACTATACCATCACTCATGATTGACCCGTTACTGACTTCCCCTGCTTCTGTGCAGTACGATTTCCAGTCTGCGGGTAGTTTGTTATTGAACAACTTGGCTAGTAAGTTGACTGGGTTATTATTCCCAAGCAACCAGCCATTCTTTAAGAACATAGCTACACCGGAGCTTATACAGCAGGCGAGTAGCAATGGTATACAAGAGGATACTTTACAAACTAAGTTATCCTTGCTAGAGCTAGAAGCTACCAAGAACCTGTTTAAGAACGCGGCATTCGCTAAACTTACCCGTGCATTGAAGTTAATCATCACTACTGGGCAAGCTCTGATATATCGAGATTCTGATAATCAGAAGTTTAGAGTATGGAATTTACATTCCTTTGTAGTCCGTAGGGATTCTTACGGGGATTGGTACTGCGTTATCTTGAAGCAAAACTTCCTGTTCGGTGAGTTACCATTCGATATACAAAACGATTGTCTAGCTAAGTTCCCGGGTGCATTTAAAGCTGACACCCAAGTGACTATGTACACTAAGATCGACAAAGAACATGCCCAGCTTAACTCGGTTGTACGTATTACAAATGAGATCAATGGCCGTATTGTAGGGCCACATGCTGCTTACCCAGAACACCTCAGCCCTTGGGTTGTGGCAGTTTGGAACTTAGCAGATGGGGAGCATTATGCCCGTGGGTTGGTAGAAGAATACGCCGGCGACTTTGCTAAGCTATCCATTTTATCTGAGAACCTTGGGCTGTATGAACTAGACTCATTGGAGATCTTGCACTTTGTAGACGCTGCCAGCGGTAGCAGTATTGATGATCTTCAAGCAGCACAATCTGGTGACTATCTACCCGGTAATGCTAACGCTGTAACTCCCGTTGAGAAAGGGGATTACAACAAGATGATTGCGGTGCGTAATAGCATAGGTGAAGTTGTACAGCGGTTAAGTTCCGCGTTTATGTACACAGGTAATACCCGCAACGCTGAGCGTGTTACTGCAGAGGAAATCAAAAAGGACGCCAGAGAAGCTGAAACCTTACTAGGCGGTGCTTACTCCATTCTTGCTGAGACCTTGCAGAGTCCCTTAGCGTACTTGATGATGCGGGAGGTTAGTGATAAGTCACTGGCTGCGCTGATCACTAGAGCGTTTTATCCACAAATTCTAACGGGCTTACCGGCACTGAATCGTGATATTGAAGTTCAGAACTTGCTGGGTGCTTTACAGGAGGGTGCAGTTGTTATCCCACAATTACAGGCCATAGACTCAAGGCTAGACCGCTCTCGCGTGATGGATATGCTGTACCGTAATCGGGCGGTAGATACATCTACGATATTTAAGAGCGCAGAAACTCTAGCTGCAGAAGCTAAACAGTTGCAATCTCAAGCAGGTGCCGTCATGGGTGCACAGAATGCCGTGTCTCCTAATGGAATGCCACCTGAAAGTATATCAACCTTACTAGGATAATCTAATGTCTCAAGTACCAAATGAACAAGCACTACCCGCAGGTATTCAGAACCCAGCGGCACCTGCTGCCCCAGCTACTAACCCGATGCTAAGTGCAGTAAGCAATCCACCTACTGTAGAGGAAGCCCTAAAACCGGCTGCTCCAAAACCAGAACCTAAGATAGAAGTCCCTTCTGCACCTACTGCCGAAATGGGGGACTTAGTACAAGGCTTCTTGGCGGATCCTCAAGTTCAATTGGCCACAAGCTATATGGACGCAGTGGCTGCGGATAACAAGCTGGATCTTACCCGTGCATTAGGTAAAGGCTTTGAGAACGCAGACTCCCGTTTTATTGATGAACCTTACATCAAAGAAGTACTCAAAGATAAAGCAGATAATTTTATTAAGGCTGCTAAAAGTACAGTTGATTACATTCAGCACAAACAAGCCTCTTTAGTCTCAGATATCCATACATCTGCTGGCGGTGAAGCTGCATGGAATCAAGCTGTAAACGCTTTCAAGTCAGTTGCTTCGAAAGAGGAACAGGCTGCTTTAACCGATTTACTAAACTCAGGTAACTCTGAAAGCATCAAGTACGCCGCTAAGCGTATTGTTGAAATCGGACGTTCTTCTGGGGCTGTAATTACACATAGCGTTGCTGCGTTAGGTGCTAATGGGGCAAAGGCCGGTTTATCCGCTGCAGAGTACAAGGCTGCATTGGTGAAAGAAGGTCGTAACATTGCCCCAACCAAGTACCAAGAGTTACGTGAACTACGTGCTATTGGCAAACAACATAACATCTAATAGGTATTAAACATGGCTTCTCCCGCTTATACTGGCTTACCTCTATCACGTCCTAACTGGACTGGCGCTAACACCGACGTAGATATTCACATCGAAGAACACTTAGGTTTCGTGGATAAAGCGTTTACTTATGCTTCTAAACTCGCTAACGTAATGAACATCCGTACCTTGTCAGGTACTAACGCATTGCGTGTAGATCGCTTGGGCGATGTTACTGTACAGGGCCGTAAATCAGGCGCTGCTTTAACCGCTACTACTGTACCTAACGACAAGATGACCTTGATCGTAGATACCTTGCTTTACACCCGC